CGAACGAACGACCCACATGAGTTGAACGCGGAAGGACCCAAACATGCGGCGCGGCGGTGCTGATCACTTCGCTGTCGACAATGCGCGTTCAAGTGCGGCTTCAAGTTGCGTGACCCAGTTGCGGTTGATGACCTTGCTGCCTAGGTCTTGGATTGGGAAGCGGCCGGTGTATCGCGGTGCTGATGATGCTGCGATGAAGTAGGGGAACAGCTGATCACGGGATCGACGGTAAATACCAGGCGGCCTGTTGCCTGCGCCTCGTGGTGTGCCGACAAAGAAGCCACCGCGTTTGTTGGTGGTGCTCAGCCCTTTGCTGATCGAGCGCAGCGTGGCGATGGAAACATTGCCTTGTGCTGTGGTCTTGACCAGGGAGGTGGGTAGGAGGGCTACCCCAGGGGGCAGGGTCCCGTCGTTGTCAGCGCCAGCGAAGAAGCGCTCGAAGCCCTTGGCTACACGTTGACCGCCTTGGATGCCGTAGCGGAGGTAGCGGGCACGGTTGCGGCCGTCTTGGTTGTTAGCAAAGACGATGGCTTGTAGGTCCGCCTTCTTGGACTTCTGAACCAGGAAGGCGGTCTCTGTGAACTTGGTAGGTGCGTTGAAGTATTGGCGCGTGCTGCCATTGAGCGCTGTGCGGGCCTTGAAGGCCACCTCGTTGAGGGCAAGGGAGGTGGCAAAGGGCAGTTGCTTAGCGAGCACGCTGGAACGCTTTGCGGCTTCTTCTAGGCCGGTGGTGTCAACGGTGATGGATAGGGCCATGTCCCAAGGGTAGGAGGCGGACGCCTGAGGTAGGCAAATCAGCTGTCTTACGTGTCTCATTTGAGACGGATTTGAGACTTGCCAACCTGCCAACCTCTGCCTACCTCCCTATATCTTTTCCTTTTTTCTCCCCTCTCCCCCCTCTCCTCTCTACTTCTATTTACTCTTTAGAAGAAGTAGGAAGGTAGGAGAGGGTAGAAGAAGGCAGCCATACCAATGGATCTGAGGTTGCCTACCTCAGCTGGGAGGTAGGCAATAGACCCATTTCTGGGTGCCATCGATGAGGCGGCGTCGTTTGACCAGTCCAAGCTCTCTGAGGATGGATGCGAGCTGCATCTGGTCTGCACGAGACTGGCGCTCGATGGGCTTTCCGATGGCATCAGTGAGCAAAACCTCGGTGGTGACTGGGATTCCAGCGTTTCGGGGTGATGCCAACCACTCTCTAACCGGCGCAAGCCAAGGAGATTCAACGAGGTAGGCAAGGTTGGCATCTGCCACTTGGCGCTCTAGGTCGCGGGGTAGGTGATTGGGTTCGCCGGCCTTGTATGCGGCGACTGCTGCTGACCAGATCGCGTCGCGTTCAATCAGCAGGCCATCGACCTCGATCATTCCCTGCACGTCGACTGGGATCACCCAGAAGCGGCGATTTCCGGTGTCGTCGATCAGGAAGCCGGTGTCCCGGTTGGTGGAACCGACGATGATCGAACGGCGCGGGAAGTCCTCCATCGCCTTGCCGTAGGGCACGCGATAGGAATCGGTCTGGCGCGAGAGGAAGGCTTTGATCTTGCCGGCGTGGTTCTTGCCGGTGATGCGGTCGATCTCTCCCCACTCGTGGATCCATGCCTTGCCGACCAGTAACAGGTCGTCTTTGTTGTTGATATCGCCTAGGGCATCAGAGAAGAAGGGGCCGCCGAGGTTGCGCCAGAACGTGGACTTACCGCAGCCTTGGGTGCCCATGAGGACGCAGGCGGCGTCGTGCTTGGCGCCGGGTTCATAGATGCGACGGACGGCTGCTATGAGCGTGCAACGCAACATGGCGTCGTAAAGGGTGCCGGGCTGGTCTTGTGGGCGCAGGTAGCTGGTGGCGAGGTGATCGATGGATGCGGGTGGCACCTCGTCGGCTACGCGGTCTAGGTAGTCGCGGACTGGATCGAACTGGTTTTCCTTGGCGACGAAGACCAAGGCATCGGCGGCTAGCTCCTTGCCAACTTTGATGTTGAGCTGGGCTAGCTGGAGGTAATAGTGCTCTAGGTCTGTGATGGCCTTGCCGTCTAGCTCAACCGCTTGGGTGTAGATGTTGAAGCGCAGCCGGTCTGTCAGCTGCTGGCGCAGCAGGGTGAGCAGTTCGCCGGTTTCAAGCTTGATGGGTTTGGCGGCACCTGCTGACTGGGCAACCTCAGGGCCTAGGACGGACTGAAGCGCCTTAATGGCCTGCTGACGTGGTGAGATGCCACCGGCTAGGTGGTAGAGGGTGCCGAGGCCAACGCCGCCTGTATCGGAATTGAAGGATGCCCATTTGGCTTCGCATTCGCCGGGCTTGAACTTGCCGGATGCTGCAGACCACTGGCACCAGTCGGACAGAAGCGAGTCATTGCCGACGCTGTGCAGTGCCATGCCCACCTTGACCCATTCGTCGTAGTCATCAGCGATGGAGCCGGGGATGTTGGCGAGGTATTGGCGGGCGCGTTCGGTGTCATCGGTGGTGTTGGTGGGCAGCAAGGGCGGCGTTTCGATGGGCCGTTGCATCTGCTGCAGCAGCACGGATGGAGCCTCTGCAATGGGCAGGTCACCAGGTGCGCGGCCATTCAGCCAGCGGTAGGAGCCAGTGATTGGGTGCTTGCCAATGACGACGGATTGGCAGCCGGTCCAGCGCAGTTCGAGTTGCTCGCCTTTGATGCTGCTGCGCAGCTTGGTGGTTTTGATCTGCTCCCAGAACGGTTCAGGGACGCGGTAGATGATCTGGAGGCGGCCATCACGGCCTGAGGTGACGGCCCAAGACTTGGGCAGCTCGCGCAGTGATGTGCCGAGCGATTCGAGCACCTCTGACGCGCCGAGGCCATCGTGATCAACAAACAAAAGGCCACCGGATGGTGGGCCGGCTAGGACGCCAACGGCGACGGCGCGACCTGCTGACAGCTCGGATTCAATGCCGCGCTTGTTTAGGGGGTGCTTTTGCCATTCGGGCTGGTAAGGGCGCTTGTCGTTGCCGACTGCCACCAGGGCCCATGAGTCGGGTATGTCTGCGAGCTGATCGACGATGGTTGCCACAACGGCTATTGAAAGGAGCCGTCAGAGTGTGCGCTAGGTGAGCAAGGTTGGCAACCTATCTCACGAGATCGTTTGCGTCTTGGATTGAGCGGGCAATACCTGCGATGCCACCTGCTGCGGATACGGTGCGCTGCCATGCGTGCTGTTCTGGCTTCACGCGGCCATTAGGGGTCTTGATTTCGATGCTGGTGAATACAGCCAGCTGCTGGCCGACCATCTCTGGGGTGATGGTGATGGTGCGCCAGCCGATGAGATCTGCTGAACCGCGTGCCAGGCCGAACTGCACCGGGCGGCCGGTGCGTGGATCTGGCAGGCTGCCGCAGTTGTTTCTGTAGAGCCTTAGGTCCGGCCTAGTTCCCAGGGCGAGTCGGATTTCCTGTTGGAGTTGCGTCTCACTGGCCGCCATTCATCGCCTTTAAATGCTTGCGCACAGTGTGGCGCGGCACGCCCAGTGTTTCGCTCCACTGAGTGACGGTCATGCGCTGGCCGCCGTGCTCGATGTAGACGCAACAGCGGCGATTGTTCTGCTGCTCCTTCCTTGTCGCCCAACGGCAGTTGCTCGGTGCATAGCCCTTGTCGTTATCGATGCGGTCGATTGTCAGGCCTTCTGAATAGCCGCTGGCATCTGCCCATGCCTTGAAATGGCGGTAGTCGCGCCATTCCGCGCACACATGAATACCTCTGCCGCCATAGCTTGCAAACGCACGATGGTTTGGGTTGAGGCACCTCCGAACCATCGAATCCCAGACGCGATAAAGCTTGCTGTGGCAGTCTGAGTGCTTGCTGTGTCGGCCACGAAGGCATCCACATGCCAGCTGCTTGCCTGTGCGCTCGTAAAGGCGGCTTTTTCTGATCACGGTCACGTTGCCGCAGTCGCACTGACAGCGAACCATTTGGTAGCGGTGGCCAGCCGAAGCGTCAGCCAAAACAGTCAGAAGCCCGAAGCGCTGGCCGAGCAGCTCAGCAGGTATGGGATTCGGCACGGGGCAAGATGTGATAGATGTTCCTATCTTATTGCGTTCTGCCTTTTATTGCCGGCTACGAGCATAGAGCACATGCTTGGCCCATCCAACAGGGTTCTTCATCCCACGGGCTTGCCCTAGATGAATCAGCTCCTGCAGTGTGCGGGCTTGCCCCTGCTCGCGGCGTGCTGTGCGCTGTTCTGTGCGCTTTAGCTCCTGCAGTTCCCCTGCGATCTGCTGGATCTTGCGTGATTTAATTGGCACGCACTGAGCGCCGCAGACCGGGCAGATGGGCGCTGGCTTGAACGCTGCAAAGCATTCGGGGCATGTGCGAACGGATGGCGCTGGTGTGCCACGTGTGCGCCGCATACGGTCATCTAGTGACCAGTCCCGCGGATCATCGGGGAAGCCATGGCGTAGCACGTTGCCGACGTGATCCAAGATGATCGCCGCGTCTTTGCCGGGCGCTGGCCGCAGCACACGGCCCACCTGCTGCAGGTAGAGGCCGAGCGATTGGGTTGGCCTGAGCAGGATGGCGCAGCTGGCGGCTGGCACGTCGAAGCCTTCGCTCACCACGTCGACGGTCACCAGGACGCGGGTGCGATGGGCGGCGAAGTCTGCCACTACCTGATCACGGTTCTGCGTATCACCCAGCAGCAGTTCGGCGGCAATCCCGGCCGTCTTAAATGCGTCGCACACTGAGACGGCATGTTTGACGTTGCAGCAGAACGCGATTGCTTGCTGTTCGCCTGCATAACGCTGATAGTGCGCAATGGCATCGCCGGTAACAGTGGGCCGATCCATAGCGGCCGCGGCCTGATCGTTGGCGTAATCGCCGGCTCGCGTGCGGATGCCCTGCAGATCAGCAACCACCGGCGGCGCATAGATACGTGCTGGGGATAGATAGCCGGCACTGATTAGATCTGCCACTGACGGGCCAAGCACCATGGCGTCGAAGGCGCTGCGCAGTCCCTCGGCTGAGAGGCGGCATGGCGTGGCGGTCACACCCAGCCGGTAGGCATTGGGCCAGTGGTCAAGGATCCGCACCCATTGGCCTGCTGTGGCGTGGTGGGCTTCATCGATGATGATCAGCCCTGGCTGCCAATCCATGCGGGTCAGCCTGCGGGCGAGCGTTTGCACGGATGCGATCTGCACCGGTGCATCTAATGGTGGTATGCCTGCGGCGATGATGCCGTGATCGAGGCCGATCCATTGGAGCTTGCTGCTGGCTTGGTGGATCAGCTCACGGCGATGCACCAAGATCAGCACGCGGTTGCCCTTGGCCGCGGCTGATTGGGCGATGGCGGAGAAGATGATTGTTTTCCCGCCTCCAGTGGGTAGGACTAGCAGCGGTGCGCGGGCGCCAGTCTGCATGGCTGCGCGCAGGTCATCTATGGCGCGTTGTTGGTAAGTGCGGAGTTGCATTGGTTGCGGCCCCGGTTACCCAGGGCCTCTGTGGTTTGCGACGGACCGCGGCGCGGAGCTCTTATATGCGGAGCGCGGATTGGCGATGTTGGTAGGCACAGCCCACCAGATAGCCGATAGCTAAGTGTTGGGTTGTTGCGTGGCCCCGAAGGGCCACTCGGTGGTTTGCGGAGAACAGAAAGGAGGCGCACAGTGCAACGTCGCATCGCGGTGATCCGATTCTGGGCCTTACACCTAACGGATGCCCAGATCATCAGCCTTCTAACTGTGGCGGCTTCTTGCCTGCACGCTTAAGCAATCTCAACTGGCGTTGTGCGCCTTGTGCTGATGCTGCGATGAATGAATGCACGTTAATGCGATTCTGATGTTCGCGGCGTGCTGCACCGCTCAGCTTGTTTTCATCAATAGAACTAACCAGTCGGCTAGTGGCGCGTTGATGTCGTCGCAAGCCTTGAAATGCCTGATCATTGAGATAGGCTGATGCGTTTTCATCAGTTAGCACATTGATGACGCCTCCGACGGTGTTCATCACCAGAGGCGGCAACTCTTTCTCACGGCGATCACGCTCTAGCCAGTCACGGACCTGCAGTAGCACATAGGGCAGCTTGGCCAGTTTGACTGTTTCTTCGTCGCCGTGTTCATCAATCCAGCTTTGCAGTTTGTCTGGTTTGCGATTGACGTAGTGCTCCCAAGCCAGCTCTGCCGAGATTGTTTGACCCTTGTAAAGGGAGGCGGAATCAATAGATGCGCTTTTCATCAGCCGATCTCCACTTCTTCAAGGTGGGTTACTTGAAAACGACCATGCATCGGCCGCCATGTACCAAGTCCCTCAGCAATACCAGCGCGGTCAAGGATCTTGGCCAGCGTTTGTGGATCAATGATTTCATCGTTCACCAGCATGGAGTATTTGGCTGCCCAGTGCGGAACGCGGACACGCACCGCCATGGTGCCGCGGCCTGTTGGTGCGATTGATAGGAAGCGGGAGTCTTCGTACATCACGGCAGCATCACGCGGTCCGTCGTAGATCAGCTCTGCGTCGCCTTCCACGACGATGGCGCGTTTGGTGTCTTTGCCTAGCTTCCATGCGGTTGCACCGTCACGGATGCAGCGCTGCAGGTTTTGTGCGGGAAGGAATGGATCACGGAACCCCTCAAAGCTGGAATCACCATCCAGCGATGTGCCATAGGTAAAGGTTCCCTCTGTGCCCCAGTAGCCGGAGAAGAGCCAATGCAAACGGCGCAGCGCGTGCTCGTTGCGATTCTTCTTCATGGCGGTGAAGTATTTGATCGCTGCTGCGTGTGGCCCGAGCGGGTCGACTGTGCAGGGATTGGAAAGGATGACCGGGCGTGTGCCCTCAAGCGTTAGTTCAAAGCGGCGAAATGCCATGGATGTCCTCGTGGGTTGGTTGCAGGGCCTGAAACCAGGCCCTTCTGTGGGTTGCGCAGAAATGCGTCAAGCGGCGGGGAGAAGCAGCGAGTGTCGCTGTAATGAGCAGCGCATCAAAGCGATGCCTCCAAACCATACCAGCATCTGGCCGCATCCGCTAGTATTTTCACGAAACTCACTGCAGCGCATGGACAACGCCGACTATCACGCGCATCCGGCCGTCTCAAAGTCCCATCTGGATCTCATCGCGAGATCACCGCTGCACTATTGGGCGCGGTATGTCGACCCTGCTCGTGTTGCCCCTGAGCCAACGCCTCAGATGAGGCTTGGCACTGCATTGCACACGCATGTGCTGGAGCTAAGCCGCTGGGATCAGGAGATCGCCGTGGCGCCTGGCGATATCAACCGCCGCACCAAGGAAGGCAAGGAGCAATGGGCTGCCTTTGAAGCCAGCGCTGCCGGCAAAACCGTGATCACCGCCGACGATGCCGAGACGGTGATGGCCATGGGCCGCAGCATCATGCGCCATCCCGGTGCAGCAATGCTGTTGGGGCTGGCTGGCAAGGCAGAGACCACGCACATGTGGACTGACGCCACCTATGGCATCGAGTGCAAGTGCCGGCCTGACTGGCTGACGGATGACGGCAGCATCATGGTGGATCTCAAGACCACCAGAGACGCCAGCCCGCGTGGATTTAGGCAAAGCATCGCTTCATTCAGGTATTGGGTGCAGGCCGGCTGGTACATGCACGGGGTCCAAGCTGCCACCGGCAAGCGGCCCGATCAGTTCATCTTTGTGTGTGTGGAGTCAACGGCTCCGTACGCCTGCGCGGTGTATGCGGCCGATGCGGAGATGATCGAGCGCGGCCACGAACAAGCCATGCGGGATTTGGGCAAGCTGGCTGTCTGCCGCGCTGCTGACAGCTGGCCAAGCTACAGCGATCAGATTGAAACCATCAGCCTGCCGGGTTGGATGACGGGCCAGGCTGGGCAGCAACAGGCAACCACTGAGATTGAGATGTATTAATGGAATCCACAGCACTCACAACCACCACCCCATCTGGGTCGGTGTTCAGCGGCATCCAAGCCTTCGAGGATGCCCAACGGATCGCCAAGGCGCTCGCTAGCAGCACATTGATACCGCCGCAATTCCAAGGGCAACAGGGTTTTGCCAACTGCCTGGTTGCTCTTAACATCAGCCGGCGCATGGGGATGGATCCGCTGATGGTGATGCAGAACCTGCACATCATTCACGGCCGCCCGAGCTGGTCGAGCCAGTTCATCATCGGCCTAATCAATGGTTGCGGCCGCTTTAGCCCGCTGCGGTACGAAATCAACGGAAAAGGCGACACGCTGGCTTGCACCGCTGTGGCGACTGAGCTGGCTACTGGCGAGGAACTGCGCGGTCCAGAGGTGACCATGGCGATGGCCAAGCGTGAAGGCTGGGCCACCAAGAGCGGCAGCAAGTGGGCCACCATGCCAGAGCTGATGATCCGTTACCGGGCCGCGGCTTTCTGGGGCAGGTTGTATATCCCGGAGCTGCTGGTAGGCATCCAGACGCAGGAAGAGGTGCTGGATGTGCAGCCCGTCACGGTGACAGAGGCCAGCGTGGCGGATCTGAATGCCACCATTGCCGCCAAGGCTGAGCCGCAACCGGAGCCAGTATCCGATGAACTCTTCTGATTACTTAACGGCCACACAGTTAGCGCAGCGCTGGGGGCTCCATCCCGATACGCTCAGCCGCTGGCGAAAGGCCGGAAAGGGACCCGGATACTTCCGCACCCCAGGCTTCGTGCTCTACCCCTTGGCCGAGGTGGAGCAATACGAACAGGCCAACACCATTACCCACGAGCAACCATGACCTTCTCTGTTAACGGCGCACTGTTTAAGCAATCCGAGGCCGACTGGCAAAAGCGGATGGGCGATAAGTTCCAGGCTGGCAAGAACTATCCCGAGTTTGATGGCGTGTTGAATGTGCCTGCTGATCAGGCTTATGCGTTGGCGCAGTATCTGATGAACGCTGATCCGCAGGGTGATCGCAACGAAATCCCAGTGCGCCTGAGCGGTTGGGCCAAGACCGCCAACAGCGGCGTGAAGTATCTCAGTGTTGTGGCTAAGCCGGACTGGAAGACGCAGCAGGCCATTGAGGCCAAGGGTGCCGCTGAAAGCCTGGCCAAGGCCACTGATGGTGTCGTGGTGGACGCTGATCTCTTCTAACGCCCCATCAGCTCGCACTCGAGCCGGGCGATCTCGTTAACGGCCTGCTGCAACAGCTGTTGCTGGTAGCAGGCTTGTTTCAGGAGCGCCGCGGCCATTGGGCCTGCATCCTCGCTGGTTAGCAGGGTGCGGGCCTGCTTTTCGATCTCGAACTGCTGTTCTGGCGATAGCTCAACAGCCATCCACTCACCGAAGTTCATGGTGCCATAGTGGAGGTGTACAGATGCACGCTAGCGAAGCTGTGAAGTGCCCCCAATGCGGCAGTGATGAGATACGCGCAACCTATACCAACGGCCACGATGCCGACCGAGTGGTGAGGCAACGCCGGTGCCTGGCCTGCCAGCACCGCTGGTATACGGCAGAGCTGGCGGTGAGCCTGGCTGTGGTGGGCTGGGAGCGCAAGGAGCCAAACGGCAAAAGCGTGCCAGTGTTGCGGGTGCCGGTTGATCTAGCAGTGGGCAGCGACGCGGTGTAACGGGATGTGACTGGCCACCCTTGACATGCACCGCAGAAGGGGCATAATGGCCACACGAGGGGAGCGGCCCACTCGTAAAACTCAACCGCCGGCCGAACAGCGCACACGAGGCCATTAAACCCGAGCGCAACACGGCCTGACTAAGCCCGCACTGCCGGTTGGCCCGGCACACCAATTCACCCACACCATGAAACAGGCACTCACAAGCGACTGGGGGCCGACTCTTTACCTATGGACTGCTCAGCTCGCAGAAATCCTCGTGGCCGTGTACGTCAGCGGTCTAATGCTCGGCGCATGGCTGCATCGCCTCAACGACCGCATCGCACGGATGGTCGGATCATGAACGCCATCAACAACGCCATCTGCTGCCTGATTGCAGCCAGCGTGTTCGCCATGATTGGCATTGAATCCGGCGCACACCACCAGCCCACACATTCCGGCACGCAGCAGGTGGTGCGGCATGACTGAACGCCGCTTTTACTTCACCATTAAGGCTGCCAACGTGTTTGAGTCCATCACGGCCTGCAGCCTGACTGAGGCCAAGCTGATCGCTGCTGATACTTGGCTTGAGTGGTGGTCGCAGATTGAATGGCTCAACCCTGAACAGGAGCCCAGCAATGGCTGATGTAACCGGAGCGCTGCTGCAATGGCGCACTGATGAGACTGAGCTAGGCAACTATGGCGAAGGCGTCAGCCGGCCACGCCACAATGCACGCGTCAAAGATTTCACGGTCTTGGTGCTATTCCCGCAGGTGCGCCCCATCAAGTGGTACACCCGCGCCGAATCCAAGACCGCGGCGGCGAAATACGCCCGCAACCGCTGGCCCCACGCCATTGCCGTGGAGGTGTTGTGAGCGATATCCGCCACCGCCTTGAACAGCTACTCAACGACACTGGCGCCTACCGTCAGGGTCGGCAGGATGAACGCGAGCGACTGCAGCACCTGATCGATATTCGCATTGATCAGCTGCATTGCATCGCTGGCATCCGCAACCGGCAACAGCTTTGCGCTGAGCTGCTGCAACTCCGACAAACGCTTGAACCATGAACGCCACACAGCTTGACCAGCAACGCGCCGATATGATCGACGCGCTGTACGAACGCAGTGGCCGCACGTGCGGCACCTACACCGGGCTGTGGGAAGAATTCTGCCGCGATATCGCGGCCAACTTCCGCGACACGGATTACACAGAACTCCTAGCCCGCGTTGTTCGTGCCATGGATGCCACTGAATCGGTGATGACGCAGAAGCAAGCGCAGCAGGCCATTGAGGTGTGCCGCCAGCAGCTACTGGGAGATAAGTGGAGGTGATCCCGCGCGGCCGGCCATTCAAGGCTGGCGAGGAGAACATCGCCGCGATCCTGACGCCGGAGCTGGTGCGCAAACTCCGCCGGCTCCGCACCGAGGGCTGGAGTTACCGGCAGCTGGCGGCTGAATTTGATGTTGATGAAAAGCACGCATGGCGCATTTGCAAACGCATTGCATGGGGATGGCTCGATGACTGATCCGATCAACCCAGACCACTACCGCCGCGGCCCAGTAGAGGCCATCGACGTGATCGAAGCGGCGATCACTGACGCGCCCCACATGGTCCCGGCTTACCTGCAGGGCCAGGCGCTGAAATACCTGCTGCGCATGTGGTGCAAAGGCCATGCCTTGGAAGACGCCCGCAAATGCCGCTGGTATATCGACCGTCTGATTGCCAAACTGGAGGGATGATGCACCAGCTGCCTGGCCTGAACCTGATTGAACGCCTTGCGTTGCGGATCCTCACGCGCAGCAAGCGCACGGGCTTGGTGGTGGTGAAACCCTACGGCTATTCCTGCGTTTACGTAGCAGCTGATGGAACTGATCCAGTGGCGGCGTATGTCACGGATGGGCCTGAGGAGCCGGCCAGCATGACGCTAGAGCGGATCTTCCATCAGCCTGCTTATGGGGAGGATGAATGATCAGCCTGCACGCTGGCCGTTTGCTGCTGGTGTGCAGCCGATCTGATCGCAACTGGCACGCTCGTGTGGTGCTCGGCCCCAAGCCTGAACATCAGCTGGAGATGGATACAGGCACGGTGCACCTGCAGACGGCGTTGATCAAGGCGCAGCAGATCTATCAGGCAGCACGCAACCGCATCCGCCCCGCTGATGGGCCAATGATGTGCTGGGATTGCCACTATTGGGAGATGCGCCACCAAGCGTGCGGCCTGGAGTTGCCAGAATCAAAACGTAGTGGCGGGCGTTATGCGTCCCGCTGTGAAATGTACGAACGTGCCACGTGAGTGGGCCACACCTGTACGCGCTGATTGGTGCCCGCTGATCCACCAGTCGCTGCAGGCGATTGATCGCCACAATCAACTGTGGTTTGCCAGCAGAGACCCATTTCACCTGCAGCAGGCGCAAGTGCTGCGGGAGTATGTCGGCAGACTGAAGGTATGGATCCACCAGCAAGAGGCGCGGCAATGTTCGGACCAGAGGTGATCAGCCGCACAGATCGAGATGGCGGCTATATCGAGACGTTGATGCCGGTGCACGGTGAGGTGTATTACCGCAGCTGCGTGGGTGGCACCTGCCGCTACAGCTCAGATCTATGGCAGGCCGAGTTATATCTCGATCACCTGCTTGGCCGGTAATGCTCCACGACGTGGCGATTCTGGTGGTGGAGTATTGGGCGACGTGCCTGATCGCGTTGTGGGTCTGCAGCAGGATCCTGCCTTAGCCTCAGGAGGTTCCCGCTCTGCTCTGGCATCGGGCTGATAGAGCCCAAGCCCCTGTGCGTCCTTGAGGCGTCTCACGCTTGGGCCATCCACTTCAAATCCACTGGTACGACTAGCTTTTGTACCTAACATAAAAACTTTTATGTAATGGAAAAACACCCCATCACCCCACCACCGGAGCTGGTGCGCCAGTGGATTGATACTGACGAAGGCGGCCCAAATGTGATCAGCCGCATCGCCACCCGCGCCGCCCAATGGGGCGCAGACCAGGAGCTGAAGGCGTGCTGTGAATGGATGGCGGACGAGACGCCGACCAACTACATCAATGCACTCCGCGCCGCCCGCCGCTCCAAGCCGCCGAGT